CAACCCGCTGCTTGCTATACGTGTGATAAATACGATAATTTACCAGCGCATAATGAATTTCACCACCATTATGTTCGAGGTAGGGGTAACGCCCCACACATACGGATTTATTCCGTTAGCTCTCAGTCTGGTCGTCCTAGGAGTGGTGTCTACTCTTGGGATACTTTGGGCAATAGGCTATTTCAATGACCACGAAGTAGCAATCAGGAACTTGCGCATGCAGATGGTTGAGTTCGACGAACCGGATGAACATTTTGATCAGTTCTCCGACGCCACTCGCATCACTAGGATCGCTCTCGGTGTGCTCAAAGCCGAGCTAGGGGCACTCACTGACACTGCAGCCAATCGTATGATTGTGTCAGATAGATGCCGCAAGTACCTCACCGAACATGGACTGCGACCCAGCCATATTGCGCGGGTCTACCTCCTCATCGTCGAGATGTTCTTCTACAAGACTGAACAGGAGGTTATGTTCGAGAAATATCGCAAGACTACGTACAGCCGCAAGTGGCGGCGTACGGGGTCTTCTGCCTGAGGGTGCCCAGTCACCAGCCCTGGCATTGACACTGCTATTACTTACCCTAGCGGCGTCAAAGGTATTACTGTCAGTGGTTGTGGTGGCCTGGGTAAGACACGGGTTGTGCGTACGCTTACTGGTTTTGGCTCTGGAGTCCAGTATGGTGTGCACAATTCCTCAATGACGAACTTAATACGAGGAGTGGCAGAGCGTGTGCTGTATTTACGCTCTGATGATGGCTCCCTGAAGCCAACTAGGAAACCTCTTGAGGGTGTGTTCTCGCGTGCAAAGGCGGTTAGGAACCACCTGCTGTGTCATCTGCGTCCGACCACCGTGGTTGAGCGGTCTGAGTACCCCTCTCTATACCACGGTCGCAAACAGAAGATTTACCAGCGGGCCTTTGAGTCATTGATTACCAAACCAATAACTCATAAAGATGCATACGTCAGCACATTCGTCAAGGCTGAGAAGGTCAACTTCACAGCAAAGGGTGACCCCGCTCCTCGTGTGATCCAGCCAAGGTCTCCTCGATACAATCTTGAGGTTGGTAGATATCTCAAGTTGTTTGAAAAGGAGTTGTGTCGTGGCTTCCAACGCGGTTGGGGCTATAAGGTGGTGTTGAAGGGACTCAACGCGGAACAGGTTGCTGGGCAACTGCGTGAGAACTGGGACGCTTTTCTGCACCCGGTAGCATTTGGGTTAGACGCTAGTCGATTTGATCAGCATGTGAGCGTTGACGCTCTCAAATTCGAACACAGTGTCTATAACAGTGTCTTCCGGTCGGCGGAATTGGCAAAACTGCTCTCGTGGCAACTCAACAACAAAGGTTTTGGCCGCGTCGGAGAACAGTGTGCTAAATACACTGTGGATGGCTGCCGCATGTCTGGTGATATCAATACCGGCATGGGCAACTGCTTGATCATGTCGCTTATCGTATTGGCGTACTTTGAAGCAGTTGGGGTTGCAGCCAAATTGTCAAACAACGGTGATGATTGCGTTGTGTTTTGCGACAAACGAGACCTCCCCAAGATGGAAGGTATAGACCAATGGTTTACCGACTTTGGATTCAAGCTTAAGCGCGAACCAACTGTCGAGGTGTTTGAAAAGATTGAGTTCTGTCAAACACAACCAGTGCTCATTGGTGGCCGCTGGCGGATGGTGCGCAACCCTTGGACAGCAATGTCCAAAGATTGCGTGTCATTACTATCGTGGCATGATGAACAGTCGTTTAACACGTGGCGTGATGCAATCGGTGTTTGCGGTTTGGAACTGACGACCGGCGTCCCAATTTGGCAGAGTTTTTATTCTGCAATCCGACACGGTGATCTTAAAGGAGGGTTGGATGCGGTGTACGACTCTGGCCTTGGATACCTTGCACGTGGTGTTACAGCTGCAGCAATTGATGACGAAGCGCGTTATTCTTTTTGGAAAGCGTTCGACATCTTGCCTGACATGCAAGTAGCTATGGAAGCATCCTGGCCTGAGATACAGTACACCCCACCAACCCTTGTTAAGAACCTGCTAGTCCCCTTAACAAGCGAAAACCCCTTATGTCTCCTCAATCGCGTCAGAAACAGCGGATAACGCAACTCGTGCGTACACCGCGTACTCCGCGGCGAAAATTTACCACCAACAGTGACAACACTATGATCCATAGTAGGTATGTCGGAGGGTTCCCGCTGGTTGTTGCCAGTGGGGCGTTCAGTGCTTATACCACTGAATTTGTGAACCCTGCTCAGACTAATGATCTAGACCCAGGCCTGGCTATAGCACGTAATTTCTCGAATTACGTGGTCACGAAGTATAGTGTCACCTATTCACCAGCGGTCGGTACCACAACTCTTGGTACTGTGTTCATGGGCTATATTGACAACCCAGAGATTATTTATAAGATTGTCTCTGGAGCGTATACACCCATACAATCCGCCCAGTTGGCCCAGGCTTGCCAGGTGTCCGTCTCTGGGCCCGTGTGGCAACAGTTAACGTTGAACGTTAACAAACCACCGCGGCGCAAGATGTTTAGCATTGATCGTAGTGCCATGACTAATACCCTTGATGCTGATCGTATTCATCAGGGTTTGATCATTACCTCATATTTTGGCCCGACAGCCACTAGTAACCTCACGTTGGGGTATATCGCCCCGAATTACTCGGCGAAGCTCGAGAACCCTCAGGCTGCGTTTGTGTCTGGTGTCTGATCAGTGCACTCGCAGAAAGTTTGGTCCTCCATTGCATTTGTTATGGTGACGGGATGGTGTGGGTGTGTTTTAGCAGGACACAGCCCGTGGTGGATTGGAAACCCACCACTCCCACACACTCTAGGAACAAATGGTGGTTGTATTCTGTCTCACTCTCCGATTGTCTGCCACACAGACCATTGGGGGGGCTGGTGAGATAGTGTAGTACCTTTTAAATACCCTCTTCTGAGGGG